AAGCTTTACGGTCAGGTGAAGGGATGTGTGAGTCGCCTAGATCTTTAGCTAATTGCTTAGAACGCTGGAAGCGGATTTCTTGGGTGAGTACTTCCCAAACGTTCGGATATTCCTTTTGGAAATTTGCTACATCTAAAGGCGTCTTAACTCCTTTAATGATTTTGTAGAGCACTGTGCCGTTTGCATTTGACGCAAATACTTGCCAGCCAATACGGACTGAATAAATACCTGTATTGTCACGGCCTAAATATGACTTGTAGCCGTCTGGGTGCTTTTTGAAATTAGTCATGATTAAGCCGCCCCCTTAGGTTCTTCATAGATCCAGACTTTGGGGTTGCTATCAAACTTTGCAGAAAATACCCCTGTACCTTTTGTGCGAATAATCACGCTTAGATCATAGCCGCACTGTTTCTCTGTAATTTGGTGGCCTTTAGTACCTAAACGTCTTGCTACTTGCCATGTGTAGGGTTGGTGGCCTTCCTTGTTGATTTCAATTACTGTTTCTAAAACAGCCTGTTGGCGTTCAGATAGATTTAGAGTTGAATTAGCCATTATTAAGCCTCCTCGATCCAATGGTTGCGATCGATGTAGCCCGCTAATAAAATATTTATATTTTTATGGTCGTCATGATTGGTGAAATCATTCCAAGGTTTGCCGCTTAAGTCAGTTACTGACTCAATAGCAAGGTTAGTAATTTCAGCCGCTGTAAAATCAGATCCAGCTACACCATAGCTATCAGCTACACCGTCAAAATCGAAGCTCACGTTTAATTTGAAGCCGTCAATGCGGATAACTGCTTCACCAGATTTTTCTCCAGTTTTCTTAACAGCCAGAAGTTCATATTCAGAAGCAACGACTTGCTCGCTTTCATATGAGTAATTAGAAGGGACGCTAGAATTAGCAGTTCGATATTCACAAGAACTCAAGGCTACAAGTACAGCAATTGCTGTAACTCCAGTTACCTTGTGCTTGTTTGAAAAGGTTTTTACGTTCATAATTGATCTCGCAGTTTTGCAAAAGCACATCGGACCTGGGGAGGAGCGGTGTGCTTTTTTTGTTGTCTGTGAGATAGATATTAGGTAAACCTAATTATTAAGTCAATAGGTATTCCTAATAAAATTAGAAATACCTAATTTTTGTGCTTTAATAGACAAAAGAAAACCCACACGGGGTGGGTTGGATGGAGTTTGTTATGATCGCTAAGAATAAAAGAAACAGTTGTTGTGCACGCCTAGATATTTGGGATGAATCTCCAATAATTTTAGAAGGCGAGCTAAAGCTGATTGTGCTGGAAGCGCTATATGCTGGTGAATTAGATTTAGAGTGGAGACGCGAGTTCTTTTCAGATGCCATTGAAAAGTTAGAAAAACTAGCAGGTCACCACCCAACTCCTAAGCGTGCTTCTTAAGTGTAATTTCTGAGCGGAAGTTTCTATTTGACTTAATGTTATCAAGATAAAATTGGTCTTTGTCTGTTGATGATATGAATTTATTTATCGTATCCCTATCCATCATTGTATAGCAGATCCTATCACTGTTTTTAAGATCAATTTCAAGAGCATGATCGTTTAAGACAATATAGAAATTAATTAGTTCAGAATTAATATTTACAATTTTACTCACGTGAAATACTCCTCCCGATATGTTTTTAAAGGATCGTGTCGGGTCACGATAGGTAAGTTTATGAAATTAGAAAATATAGTAATTATTGAAAACAGACTTTTCCAAAACTCAACTCAAATTTACTTTGAAAATTTTCCATTTGATGGTGATGAGTTTTATGTGCCAGTTGGTGATTACACTAAGCCAATTGGTTTCCTAAAGTTTAAGCAAATTGCTAAGCCAGGCTGCTTTGAATTATCCGAATTAGTGTCCCTAGATTATCCCAGCCCAAATCCACAATTTTCGTTGTCAGGTGTTTTATACTCTCGCCAGAAAGCGATCGAAGCCCATCAATCAATTTGCGCTTATCAGCAGGCGGTAAATCGGTTGCCATGATTTTTGATTCTAATATAGTTTTAAATTGGTCTGCTTCGAATTTTATTGTCACCACTCCAAATATTGCAGATAAACCTCCATCATTAGCCATGAAATCTGCACCCTTTTGGGTTAAGCGAGTATACCCAAGTGTGAATGTTGAGTTTTGTATTGCTCCAAAGCCAAGCTGAAGAAATATACTTTTAGGCTCTAATAATTCATGGGATTGTAGATAATATAAATTTGCAAATACCTTCTTCCTAGATTCGTCTTCAAGTTGGTACACTTCATGTGAAAAATCATAAGCTAAAGGGTAGGTTGAAGCCATTTTTTCCATCAACTCCAATTGCAAAACTCTATCAAGCAACATGAATTTCTCCAAACATATGTTATTCTCAATTTATCAATTATCTTGTGATATTGGTGGGCGCAAAGGCTAATGCTGCCAACATTAGTCAATCCAAGACCTTCCTAACCTTGGATGGAAAGACCGACTTATCATCGGTCTTTTTTTATTATTTAATTTTCTGTCCTAGCTTTCCTTCTTTTACCAACTGCACGACCTGCTCATTAGTAAGCACAGGAATAAAGACTTTGTCGCCAATATCTTTAGAAAGAATCTTTACTTCTTCGGCTGTTAGCACCAAAGCTTCACCATGTTTCGCAGCATCATTGATGCGAGCAATAATCTGGTTGATTGGTAGTTTAGAGTTGTCCATAAGTCTTCCTGTGATTAATGCGAATAAGGATGTTCTTGTCTGTGCTGACTTGGCGGCACGATATCTGTAATAGCGGTAATACTTTCAACCTCGTCCATTTCAAAGAAAAATCGCTCACCACCATTCACAGAAAGCAAACTTAAAACCCCACCATTGATGCCGACAAATTCTTTAATTGTGCATCTTCCATCCTTCAAGCACACCTGAACAAACTCATTCGGCACAAGCTCTGCATCAGGGTCGCATACAACATACCAGCCATTACGAATTGCTGGAAACATTGAGTCGCCAGTGCCTTTAATGCCATAGGCTCTTGGTCCTGCTGAGTGAGTTGGAACATACCCATCTCCAGCATTGCCTTCATAACCCATATCTGTGAAATAGCCATCCATGCCCATCTTGGAGTAAGCCTTAACAGGAACCCAACGCTTAGATGATGGGATAAACGGTTTTTCGATAATTGTTGAAAATAAAAGAGCTTCATCACTATCACTAATGTTGTATTTCTTTTTGAACTCTTCGATATCCAGTTGTTTAAATTTATCTCTCGTGCTTGATTGAATCTCTCCCGTTCCAGATGCAAGCCATGAAGGATTAACATTCAAAAATTTTGAGGCACGTAATAAATTTTCACCTTCCATTGTTTTGGATTTTCCAGACAGCCAATCACTCACAGAAGGAGGTTTAACTCCTACTGCACGAGCAAGCTCAACACCTTTAATCTTTTTAGGTGGCAAAACTTCCATGGCATACCTAAGTCGTTCAGCAAGAGTATTCATACAACTATCCTCAGAATGTTAGGAAATCCTAACATAAATAAAATTAGGTATTCCTATTGATTTAATATAAGGAATGCCTAATAATTAAAGAAAAATTAGGAGCACGTTATGAATGACGCACAACTTATAGACAAGCTAGGTGGTGTCACAGCGGTAGCAAGACTTCTGGGGATTGCTCCGTCATCAGTTAGTGGATGGAAAGCTATCCCCCTTGATAGAAAAATCAGGCTAGCAGTTATTGCTGAAGATCTTGGTTTAACAACGCGAAAAGAGCTTTTCCCTGATAACTATCAAGATATTTGGATTGAACTTCGTCCCCAGACGACAAAAAGCAAAAACCTTGGATCATTAACCGCTTAGGAACTAAACCATGAGCAAAGTATTAAATGAATTGCCTGCAAGCGCTAGCAATAACGAATCGCTCATATTGCAAGCACTTAACGCTAGCAATCAAAGACAAGTAGCAGAGATGATAAATGTCGATGCAAGCATCCTTTCACGGATGAAAACAGAAAAGAAATCAAATGGATGGACTGAGATTGAGTTTATTAGCTTTTTGTTGACAGCCATTGGTTTGAAGGTTGTGCAAGAAAGTGATGTGTATTGCTCACCTGAAATTGCAGAAGCAACGCGAGTTTATTTAGCACATGCATTCACTTCACCTGAATACATGCGGATTTTATTCAAATAAAAAACCACTCCCCATCCAGGTAGAGAGTGGTTTATAGGCATTCAATTGAGGTGGATCAAATGAACTCAAACAATTTATCAGAACAACCAATCGAACTCAACTCACCAGATTTTTTAATAGGTGACGTTGTAGTGCTTACTAAAGAGTGCCGTACTTTCAAATCAAATGATTTGTTTGAAGTTAAAAACAAAACTTTGACTAGTTTATGGACCATCAAATCAGAGAATCATTTGATTCTAGTTTCTTCAAAAGAAATCCGCACAGCAACAGTTGCTGAATTTAACGCCAAACGCCGACTAACAAGCGCTGAGCAAGCATTAGCGGAGGTGTCATGAACAGCTTTACACAGCAAATCAAAGATTCTCGTCAGCAAAGTGAAATCCAATCTTTTTACGAGCCTGCATTGCGAGTGCTTGGGCACCTATTTGAGGTGAAAAAGCAAAATTTACGTAACAAAGGTTATGACGAAAATAATGCGGCGGTAACCAAAGTTGAATTTTCAGAGGCTATGGCTCGTCAATTTCGCATAACGCAGTGGTTAGCACAGCAGATTGTAACCAGCTTAACCAAGGCGTGTTTGGTTGATTCTTTTGGAGGCTATGTTAAGCCAAAGGGTGGTGAAAAGTGAGATATGCAGCAAGAAGAAAACAGGATATTTCCGTTTCCACCACACCGCTAGAGGTGGTAATTCCACTGGAACAACCAGTAAAGATCTATTCGGCTAAAGAATTAGCAGCTATGCCACTTTCAGTTATGAATGCCGCAATTGAGGCTCAGGAAAGATTTTATCAACTTGAAGAATTAACCCATATGGGGGGGCAGGCTATAGCAGTTCGCCGTCTCATGGAGGATGGGCACAAACTAATTCAGGTGAAAGAAAAGTCTCGTATTCGCTACAAAATCAACAACGAATTTATTCCTCCAAGAATTATTCGTCAGTTGGAAATGCGTGGCCTTGTCAAATTGGAGACAAAATCACATGAGTAATTTTGTACCAAATTCATTTCAAGTACCTAATGCATTTGTTGATGAGGTTTTAAATAAAATCTCTGATGCTGCATGCAAAATTTACTTGGTTATTTGCCGTAAAACTCGCGGTTGGAATAAGGAGATGGATTCCATCTCTTTATCTCAATTTGAAGAGATTACAGGGAAGAGTAGACCGACTGTTGTTAAGTGCCTTAATGAGCTTATCAAGGTCGGTTTAGTCGTGGAACAACCAAGTACAATTCATGGAAATACATTCAAATTAGGTAACGATACTAGCGTTGGTTTAGTGCTTAAATTCCCTAGTAAAAAATTTTTACTACCTGAAATTTATGGACAGACTAGTAAAAATTCTTTACCACTGCTAGTTAAAAATTTTAACTACACTAGTAAAAATTTTTTACCGCTGCTAGTAAAAATTTTTAACACACAAAGTATCACTATCAAAAACAACTCTCAAAGTAATAAAAAAATAAATAAAAAAAGAGAGCCAGTTTCTGAAAAACCTAAATCAGAAAAGCCAAGTGATTTTAATCCACGTTCGGTTGAACTACCTGCGTGTGTAGATCCAGAGCTGTGGAACAATTTTGTTGATATGCGTATCAGCATCAAAAAACCACTCTCTGAAAACGCAGTGAAGTTAATCCTTAAAAAACTTATCTCTTTTGGACCTTTGGCTAACCAATCACTGGAAAACTCAATTATCGGAAATTATCAGGGTGTATTTGAACCACGCCAGAATCAAATTCAGGAAAACCCACAATCTCATAACGTTCCTGAAGAACCGGGTTATTTCACTCAGATGTACGCTGAGAGCAACCGTTCAAATGTGATTGATGTTACCCCTGAACAGCAATATATCGGAGGCTATTAATCATGACTGAATTAGCGTCATTTGATAGTTATTTGAAAGAACTAATTGCTGCATACAGAACTAAGTACGCGGTTCAGTTCAATAAGAATTTCCCGGTTGAAGGGAAAAATGCAGTTCCAATGCAAATCGTTGAGCAACATCTTGCCAAGGCATTGGTTGGAGTAACTCCCAATCAACTTCAAAGAGGCCTAGCGCTATTTTACGCAAGTACAAATACCTACATGCCTAACTTCGCTGAATTCCGAGCTATGTGCATGGGGGACGATTGGTGGAGTGCTGAAAAAGCATGGGTGAAGGCTTGTGAATACACACAAATCACTCAGCACAAGAAAGTGAAATTGCCTGATGGGCGTGAGCAAAACCAAGAAATTACTACATTAGCCAAATTTGTACTTGATCAAGTTTATTCGCTCATTCAAGACGGCGAAATGTACAAAGCCAAAATGGAATTTATCAAAATCTATGATGAATACAAGGCTGAAGCACAACTGAAGGGTAAAACCCAAGCTTGGTACCAAGAACCAATTTTATTAGCTCAGAAAAATGAGCAAAAGGTGCATAAACCTGTTTCAAATGATGAAGCGCAAAAGCATCTCAAATCATTGATGGAACGTTTAAAAATCAATGGTCGTAAACCTGCACCAGTACAAAAGCTTAAGGCTAAGGAAAAAGAGCCAGAACTCAAACAAGAGCTAGGTCCAGATCCTTTTGACAATCCGCACGAATACGCAGAGATGTGCCGTCGTGAAGGTATGCCAATTCCTAGAAATATTCTTAAGTTAATTGAAGGGGCGAATGTATGAACAAATTCGAGATTTTAGCGTGGGGGTTACTCATTTCATTTTATACAGCCGCTATTTGTGGGGCGGTGGTTTTGTGGTGGTTAGCAAGAAAGGAGACGTTTGAAGAATGAGTTCAATGAGCCTTGCAGATTACCGCGCAACATGTCCGAAAGCTCAAAAAGTTAAAAAGGGGCGTAACAAGTTTAATGCTTCGAAAATTAAATTGGATGGAATGACTTTTGACAGTACTAAAGAATACAAACGGTATATCGAGCTAAAGGCTCTACAACAACGAGGTGAAATTAAAGAATTGCAGCATCACACAAAATTTGAATTGGCACCGAAGACAAAATTAGAAGGGGAGAAACGAGCTAAACCAGCACTTAGATATTTTGCCGATTTCACTTATTTCACGACAGCAGGTGAATACGTTGTTGAAGATGTGAAGTCTGTAGCTACACGCAAGCTACCGAGTTACCGAAATAAGAAACACCTGATGAAAACAGTTCACAATATTGATGTGAGGGAAGTTTAAACATGAATGCAAAAGTTAATAACAAGACAATGGATTGGTCTAAACGTTCTGCTCATCAATGGTTGGAACAATATGGTCTATGGGTAAGATCAACAAAATTTAAAGTTTCTGCTAATCCTTTAGCATGTCTAATTGACCAAAATGACACAACTAGAATTAGATCAAGTAAGGTCTCTATGCCATGCGAAATTGAAGATTATGAGGCAGTTGAAGTAAGCAAACTCTTGGCTAAAATGCATAACGATAATAGGGAGTTTTTACAAGAAAGGGCTTGGTTTTTAATACTTTATTATGAAAATAATTGGTCGTATTTAACAATAGCTAATGTGCATAGATGTAGTAAAGCAAAGGTACGTGCTGAGATTGATAAAGGCTTGGCATATTTGGATGGAAAAATTGAGGTGTTGCAATCTTGACAGTGCAGCACACTTGGTTTAGATTTGTGATATGGTGGGACGAAGTTATAAGTGTTGCACCAAAATATTTAAAAGCTCGCCAAAACGGTGGGCTTTTGCTTTTATGGGGTTTTGATAAAATCAGATCACTTAAAATTATTAGGTGTTAAATATGAAAATAAAATTATTTCAGGCTGATTTTATAGAGGGGGAGTACAAGTTCCTTGAACTTCCTTATGATGGTTCAATTCCTCCGTCGTATAGATCTAATGGGCTAACTTACGTCCCACATGAAATCCCATATCACGACACAAGATTTTTTATTTACAGTAATCACGAACCCAATGAAGTAGAACTTAAAAAGTTAGAAGAAGATTGGCGCAAATATTGCCCACAATAATTTAAATAACTGATAGAAATTTTATTTAATCGCTAAGGGAACTTGGCGTTATTTGTTGCCGGACGGATTACGGCGCAAAGGGCCCCGCTAAATATCGATTATTGGCGGGGCTTTTTCTTTTTGGAGTATGTATGACTGAATTTCAAAAAATTACGAATGAGATTAGACAGCTTCAAATAGAGCTAAACCATTTGGGAAGTTGCAATACAAAAGGTTTAAATACAGAACAGATCGCTCACCTAGATGAGCGATTTTTTTTGGCCATAGCAAAGCAACATAAATTAATTGCTCGTCTCAACAGTAAGCCAGAGGGCTTTTTATAAGAGGCTAGAGGTATGGATGATAAAGAGTACTTTTGGCTTACACAAAAAAAAGAGCTCAAAACGAAACCCAAATCCAGACCACTGCCTAAAGCTAAAGAAAAATATCTCGAGGCCGAAGAAACCTTATTTCAAGAACTAGAAGAGCATCGAATTGGTTATAGAAGAAAATTTCAATTTGAATCAACAAAAAATTGGCGGTTTGATTTTCATTTAATAGAGCATCGTATTTTAGTTGAAATTGCCGGAGGCCCTTGGTCAGGTGGCCGAAAGGGTAAGCTTAAGAATAAAGCATGGAGTCTTGATCGTTACGACTTAGCTGAGGAGATGGGCTATACAGTAGTTCGTATAGAGACAGCTTCGAGATGTAGGATCGATGATACTGGACCAGTACAGTTAAGAAGTGAATACGCTAGTGAGTGGCTCAAAAACTTGAAGAGGCAAATATTTAATGGATCAGATCAGACCATTCCCGCAACCAGACTTTATTGATCAAGCTGAAGAAGAGGAAGCAATCCGTTTAATACCTGCACCGGATTTAAAGAAATGGGTTGTTGCTAATTTCCTTACACTTGGTGGCCCAGTACACAACCCGGACCATGACCATATCGCTGAGCTGCTTCATGATAATGAAGAGTTTTTAGAATTTGCATGGGCTTCTTCTGCATATACGCGAGCTAAGCGTATGGTGTTGGGCCAATGTGAAAAGGTTATGTTTCAACAAGGCGGATGGAAGAAAGCTCGTCAAGAACAACAAATGCGGGATTGGTTCGGGTTTGTGCCGACTTACTTAATCACTATCGATGCTACATTTTGTGATAAAGCCAATGATAGCGAGTTCTGTGCTTTGCTTGAACATGAGCTTTATCACATCGGTGTAGAGCGAGACTCGGACGGTGAGATTATTTACAGTGATCATACTGGGTTACCAAAGCACTATTTAGCTGGTCACGATGTGGAAGAGTTTATCGGTGTTGTTAAGCGCTGGGGCGCAAATGAAAACGTTAAGCGACTTATTGAGGTCGCTAAAAACCCGCCGTTTGTTTCTGATTTAGATATTTCAAAATGCTGTGGTAACTGCGTTATCACATGATGAGCCTTAGGGCTCTTTTTTTTGGCTATTTAGGTTGACGTAGGTTGACAGGATTGAGGATATGGCGGCTCTAAAAAAAGAGGTAAAACTCTTTATAGTTCGCTCACTTGCCGTATTTAATACACCCACAGAAACTGCTGAGCTCGTCAACCAAGAATACGGGATAAAAGTAACAAAACAGCAGTGTGAGAAATACGACCCGACTAAACGGGCAGGTGAGAACCTAAGCGAAGAGTTAAGAGTTGATTTTGAAAAGACTCGCGAAATGTTTTTGGGTAAGCCAGAGGCAATCCCCATTGCAAATTTAGCGGTACGTTTACAGCGTTATGAAAGCCAATATCAAAAGCACAGCAGAAACCGTGTAGCAGCTCTAAGCATTCTTAAGCAAGCTGCTGAGGACATTGGCGGGAAATATACCAACAAAACAGAGCTAACTGGCGCTGGTGGTGGACCACTTCAAAGCGAACATGTCACACAAGTTGTTGCAACGCCTGAGCAAATAAGGCAGGTGTTAGATGAACTCAAAGGTAAATACTAAGCTGCTAGAAATGCAGTTGGAGCGAGAGCTCTGTGAGAAAGAACATTTATTCTTTACAAGGCGTTTTTTCTTGCCTCGCATGGGCTTTAAATTTTCAGTCAATTGGCATCATGAATATATTGCCGACAAGATCGACGAGGTAATTGCTGGCAAGGTTAAAAACCTCGTTATTAATGTTCCACCCGGAAGCGGTAAAACTGAATTACTTACAAATCTTATTGCCCGTGGCATTGCTCGAAATGCACGTTCACGTTTTTTATATTTGTCTTTCTCACAATCACTTGTAGAGGATGTATCGGCAACAGCCAGAAACATTGTTAAATCAGAAGATTTTCAAAACCTGTGGCCAGTAAAAATTTCTACAGCTACGGATGCTAAATCAAACTGGAAAACTACAGTCGATGGCTATGACGCTGGTCATGTTTATTCTGCATCAATGGGTGGGCAGGTCACCGGTCGCCGTGCAGGTACATTGGCAGATGAGGGTTTTACTGGCGCAATTATTCTTGATGACCCCTTAAAGCCTGAGGATGCATTTAGCCAGACCGCTAGACGTAAAGCTAATCGAAAGATCTTAAACACGGTCAACTCGCGTAAAGCTAAATCTGATACACCAATTATTCTGATCATGCAGCGTTTACACGTTGAAGATCCGACTAACTTTGTGATGACTGGTAATGTGCCTGGTGAGTGGGAGCAGATCAGTATTCCCGCACTTATTGATGATGAATACATCAGTAAGTTGCCTGAAAAAATACAAAGCAAAATTCCACGTAATGTTGAGCGTGATGCCAAAGGCCGTCAAAGCTACTGGCCGTTAAAAGAATCTTTACTTTCATTGCTGCAGCTGGAGAAAGGCGGGGAAGATAAAGACGGCGCCACAGTGTCACGCTACACATTTGCAAGCCAATACATGCAAAACCCTAAAAAGCTGGGTGGTGATCTGGTTAAGGCTGAATGGTTCCCACGTTATCTAGAGCTACCTGTTCTTAAGTGGCGGGCTGTATGGGCCGATACTGCTCAGAAGGTCAAAAAGCATAATGACTTCTCGGTGTTCTTATGTGCTGGTCTGGGCTATGACAATAACCTTTACATCATTGATGTGAAACGCGGGAAATGGGAAGCACCTGAGCTATTGAAGGAGGCTAAAGCCTTTATCAATAAGCATAAGGATAGCAACACCAAAATCGGCAAACTTCGTTATATGGCCGTAGAAGATAAGGCGAGTGGTACCGGATTAATTCAATCTATTTCTAGGGAAACTACCTTACCTATTAGGGCAATTCAGCGGGATGAGGACAAATTGTCACGGACAATGGACGTCATTCTTTATGTTGAAGATCAGCGCGTTTGGTTACCAGCTAATGCACCGTGGCTATTGAACTACATTGAAGAGATTGAAGGCCTTACTGCTGATTGGTCACATGATCATGACGACCAGTGGGACCCGACCATTGATGCAATTAATGATTCATTAGCCAAAAAGCCAACTGTATTTGATTAGAGGAAATTATGGCTGAAACTAAAAAGCCCGATGCAATTGGCGATGCAGGGGCATATACAAACTTTGTCTCAAATATTGGTACCGAACGTGACAAAGCTTCACACGGTTCTTTCGTTAAGAAAGTAATTCCTGATGA